GCTGAGCAGCTCTTCCAGCGGCGGCAAGTAATACAACAATTTCTCCTAATAAAGGATATTGTCTTAGATTTGGAAAAAGTGGATTATACCAACTACAACTATCCCCAGAAATACCGAATTCTCTTGGAAAGGCTCGCGCTTGTATACTACCTATTACCCTATATTGACTTGGGTTAAAGGCAGGATGCGATGGATCTAATATTATATCAACAACTTCTGCAGATTCTAATATTCCAGACTGTGTAGCTTTAGCTGTATTGTTTGCTCCAGTTACTGTTGGGTTACTTTTTTTACTTGGTCTTATCCTTGGCATTTTCTTCTTCCCATTTTACGGGTTTTTCGGTTTCTTTTATTGTTTCCATTAACTGTTTTCTTTCGTCATCGCTAAGGCTAAAATCTCCACCTTCAGATTCTGACCTAACCGCTGCTCTTTGTACTATACTTGCCATTTTAACAAGCATATCATCGTTTTTGATACCAACGTCTAAATAGTCTTTTATTAGCGGTACCAATATTGTGGCATCACTTATATTTTTAATTAGTGGATGCAGCTGAGCAATTAAAGAATTTATCTGCTTATCTTTTTTCTTTGAGTTGGTGTGAATCTCTTTTAATAAGTCAGAAAAATTCTTACCTTGAAATATTTCTTCTTCAAACATAATAATTCCCTTTAGTATAAATATCAGATTCCGATAAAAATAGAAAAGGCCCGGGAGTTTATTCCCGAGCCTAATTAATTATGCGTTATTTATACTATTTTTTATTTACAAAAAATTGAGCAATAATAACTAATACTACTAATCCTACAAAACCACCATTACCTAGTGAGTTTACAAGTCCAGTCAAATTAGCAATAACGTCCATTCCAAATACAGTACTGCCTGTTAAGACTGTCCATAAGATTGTTACTGGTAAAACTGCCATCATAATTGATAATAGTCCACCAAAAAATCCATTTACGTATTTAATTACATTTTCCATTTGATTTCTCCTTTTGTTTAATTTGCATTAATAATTGTCGAGAGCATTTACCCATTATTGGGTGTTAATTAAAATTTGAGACCAAACCCTAATGTAAGGTTTGTAGTCTTTTGTGCGGTGTTATAAATCACCTTTGGGTCTACGTATATACTTTTGTGTATAGTAAACATTTTACCTAAACCGATACTCAATGATTCTGTATCTAGTCCGCTTGTTGCAGCATATACAAAATATCCTTTTACAAAATATCTTGCATGGAAGTCTAATTCCATATCTACTGTTGAGTCTGCTTGAGATACAGATAATCCAACCATTAAGTTGTCCATTACCCCATATCCAACAGTTGGCGCAACTGCCAATTCTGTCCAAGCCACGTTTGCAACGTCACCAGTACCTACGTACCAATCGCCTTTTGTCTGTGCTTGCGTTGCTAAAATAGTTGCGCAAGCCATTACTACTGTTAAAATAATTTTTCTCATAAAATTTCCTCTCTTTGTTTTTGCTTAGTTGAATGCTCTCTTCATTAAGCCTTTATTGAATAACCTCGTGCTATTCATATAACCTTTATTTAATAACCTATTGTTATAACCGAATATAAATATACTTTTTTAATTAAAAAATTTACCTTCTTGGAATTTTGTGAATTTATCACTAAAATCTTCCTTTATGACATTCACAACCTTTGTAATGTGTTGAGTTTTGGTGTCAGTCATTTCTCGTATTAGTATATATAATGCTTTTTTGTTAAATATTTCTATGTTTTTTCGTTCTTCAAATAACCTTAATACTGCATAGGCAATCTTTTTATCTCTTTGGGATCTAAATCTTTCTTGTACTACTGTTGAATAATATTCAGGGAATCGTTCCATAAAAACATCTAGATCGTCTCTATAGTCTTGGGTTGCTGATTCTCTACCTAAGTCTCTTTCTCTGTCTATTGCTATAATTGGTTTTTTAGCCTTCAAGTCTCTATAGTTTTTATTATTATTTTGTATCAAATAATTTTTTGCAACTATTGAAAAATAAGAAAAAGCTTTTCCTTTTCCTTCAACAAACTTTGGTAATTTTTCCAACATAAACGCTATAACTTCGTGTTGAATTTCTCTTGGCCCACCGTCAAAATAGTAAAACTTAAACGTGTGTATAATATTTTCTGCCAATTTCATCAAGGGTTTATGTATAAATCCGTTGTATACTTTATTTTTTAGCGCTTGAGAATCTTCTTTATTATATGCTATGATGGCACGTTCCGTCTCAAGGGTAAAGTACATCTTAGTTTTCCTGGGTCTTCCACGTTTTGTTTTTAAGGCCTCTATAGCGGCTAGCCTTCTTTCTTCCTCTAATTCAGCGTAGAATTGCTGGACAGGGCTAAGCTTTTTATTTTCCAAACAGATTCTCCAGTTTTTTTATTTCAGAACTTATCATATTATAAATCGATCCAACTTCATCATCAGATTCAAACATATTTTTTGAGTCTAATTCTTTTATATTAAACAATATATTGCTAAGAGACGTGTAATAAGACATCAACCAATCATTTGCTTCTTCGTTTGCCTCATCTAACTTATCGTTTTTTCTGAATAAGTTAACATTAACGTATATTGATACAACCAATAGTATTGACAGTACCCAAATCATTTATTATCCCCAAATAAGTCTTTAAATAGGTCTGCTGCGTTATCATTTGCGCTAGACACCTTAGGTTTTTTGACATATGGTTTAGGGTTTTTACTAACAGATTCGACAATCTTATTACCAAATTTCCAATTTTCATATTCTATTCTGGAAGCCATGTGATCTGCGTGATGTAGTACGATTGGTAAATTGTTCCACAAAGCTTTTTCTTTACCATAAGGTTTAAGGTATGCATCGTTTGCTGAGTCATATACTCCGTCATGGGTTAGTATAGCTATCATTTCATTTTGCGAAAACTTTATCCCAAAATTTGAAAGCAACCATATACTCCTATGTGGAACAGTCATATGTTGAATATTAGGGTTAGGATCGTAAATCTTACCTTGATTTTTTCTATGCCATTCACTAGGGTTAGGTACGTAATATTCATTGTTAATGTCTCCGGCTTTACCTAAATCGTGGTTAAGGGCTGCAAACATTAGTTCTTCGTGAGAATAATTAGATACATGAGATCCCATATCTTTCCACATATTGTATACCTTATCTGCACACGACATTACTCTTAGCACGTGGTCCACATATCCACCAGCAAAACAGTTGTGAAAATGTTCTATTCCAGACGCTGGAGCCAACATCATAGTTTCGCCTAATTTATTATATAGCTCTAGTAATTTATTTTTTCTATCACCTTCAAAATTATCTTCTATTGCCTGAATCAATTTATTCCAGTTATCTAGTATTTGTTCTTCTGTTAAATTCATATTATTTACCTATTTTTTTTCCTAGTATTAAAGGAGATCCATCTTCATGTTTACATACTTGAAAGCAATTAGACTTTTCCCTAATAATTAGGGAAATGCCTTTGTATGATGGATAATTCTTATAAACGTAATCTGTTATTTTTGTTATAGTTTCTGATGTCATCTTTATTCTCCGTATAAACTAAATTGTTTTGGCGGTTCTGGTGCTTTTTCTACTTGGTTGATAGAATATACTTTTCCATCAAACGCTGCTAGATGGTAATCTCTACAACCAGTATCTCTAAATACATATTCTAATCCGTCTGTTAGTGAATCAAGTATTTTATCTGTTCTACCAACAGGTTTCCATCTGTCTCCTGGTGCTACTCTTTCTAGAACTAATGTTTTAATGTCTTCGGTTTTTTTCATATTAATCAAATAGTAATTTCAGTTGTTTTTTATCTTTATCTAAATTTTTGTCTTCAATATTACCAAAGGTTTCCCTAACTGATGTTTCATGGTATCCAATAGCGTGAGCCATTCGAACACATATAACTTTAAACTCATTACAAGTCATATCGTTTGGAAGCTTTAATTCAATTGATTTTGCTTCTTTTGTTTCGTTACCTCGTTTATATATTAAAAAGTCGTAGTCTTTATCCATATTAAAAATCTCTTAACCGTTATTATTGGTAAATACATAATCCATATAATTGAAAGAAAAAATAATACAAACAATATTATGATTAGTACAATAATAAGGATAAGTATTTCTTCTAGTAATTCTTTCATTATGTTATAATATAATAAAAAATATTCAAACAGAAAAATAATTAGTGAAGTTTATTTGTTTTTGTATAGTTTTAAGTATTCTTCCCTATTAAAGTTTCTAGGAAATTTTGCAGATGCTACTTTAGAGTGAAGTTTAATTTTGCTGAGAATTGGTTTTTTGTCTTTTTTCCAACGGGTTTTTGCTAGTTGTTTTTTCAAACTATTCAAATTTAATGCTGCTGTTGTTATAAGCTCTTCTTTTTCTCTTTTTGTCATTCTTTCAGATTTTTTTCTCTCTTGTTTTTCAGTTGGATTAATAGATCCCTTTAACTCAGGTACCTCTACGCCTTTATGATACACGTTTCCATCCTTATCAACAAACTCTTTCATTAGTGTCCATCCTCTAGGTTTATCTGATTTTACGTATGATGATGTTTCTACTGGTCCAACTAATTCGGCTACACAGTCTGAACAAGTTGTTGATTGAGTATCTTCTCCACACTTAGACATTTGACCACACCTTTTACACTCCATAAATTTATATAGTGCTCCTTCTCTTTCATTCCAAGCAGTGCCTTTTCTATATTCTGTGTAGTATTCTATTTTTTCTTCTTTCATAACAATCCCTTATTTCTTAATTGGCCAACTTTAACGCGGGTAAGTTTACCTTGTTTTAATAACTTTGTGTAATATGCTTTATCTTTTTCTTTATATATCTTTAAGTCTTTATCTTTTTCAATATTTGTTGTTGCTAGAATTTCTTCATTCTTCTTTATCATCTCTTCAACTGGATATGGTTTATTAAATTCATATCCTTCTGGCACAGACATTACTACTTTATTTAGGTGTTCATTTCTTTTTTTAAAATAGGTTTCTGTGTTATCTTCTGGTTTTCTGATTTGAGCAAATGCCATGTTGGCTGCAACAACAAGGGCTATAGCCAATGGGTCAAATACAAATATAATCATTAATAAGAACCAGTTAACAACTTGATTCATATCATGACCTGTGGTTTCTGCTAGATATTTAAGTGGTCCTAACTCTCGTTGGTCTTCATTATCTACTTCTTTCTCTAATATTGCCATATCTGTTCTTGTGATAGAATCAGTTATTGCCGATAGTTTTGTGTTTATATCATTTCTATCGTTAAGCGTTCTGGCTAATTCATCTTGAAGTGCTCTTCTACTTGAAGATGAGGTTGTTGTTATCAATTGGCCTGATTCTTTATCTATATATTGAACCTGTGCTGGATTAGATAATGATATTCTCAAATCAGAAATTGACTTTGTTAAACCTTCTTTTTCGTATTTAAGGTCTTGTTTTGTCTCTTCAAATCTAACCTGTTTTTGTTGTAATATTGCAAGTGACTTATCCAGTAATTCTGACTGTGTTGCTGTTGATTGATATGCTCCAGATAAAAAACCATATATACCACCACTAGTTATAATCATAAGGACAAAACATGCTATAGCCAAATAGGCTCTTAACATCTTATTTATAGTATCCCAATATTGATATAATAGAGATGCTACGACTAACTTTGCGAATTCTAAAGAGCCTGCCATTATAATTACCTGCAAACTGGCTCCAGCGAATAGCTTACTTAGTCCAAAAACTGAATAAAATGCTGCTGACCCTGATACAGCTAGTGCAGAAATGGCTATTAGTATTGGAAGAATTTTAGCTTTCATAATAAATAATTATAGTTTTTTAATTGAAAAGTGATAGGTATATAAAATAACCTCTTCTCCATCAAGAACATCTACAACGTCTTCAGACTTAGATTTAAGTTTATTCCCATTTGTTTCAAATAGTTTTTGTATATCATCAAGTACATCTTTATTTGTTGAACAAAGAGATAGCATACCAAAACTTGAACTAACGTTAACAGAAGTTGGGGATAGATTTGCAGCTTTAAAATAGTCTGAATAGTTTAAGGATTCTTCTATTGATTCTCTAATACTTTCTCCTTTAGATAATCTTCCAACATATTTATCTAGTAGATCCTTTGGGCAATTATCTATCCAATCATTAAAAAAATCAATATCGCCATGGAATAGGTCTTCTTTATCTTCTTTTCCTAGTAGATTCCATAACACCCTTGTGACAATGGCTTCAGCATCTTTTATTTCTTTATATAATGTTCTATTTGCTATACTGTTAAAATATTCTGTGAAGTCAGTTTTAAACTTTTCAGTGGATATTGAGTTAACCTCTATATCTGTCAACGAATCAACATACGTTTGCATGTCTTCTTCAATGTTATCCCAAAAATTAGAGGTGTGGTCTAGCACATCATCAATTTTCCACAAATGTCTTTTTCCTATTCCCATAATAATTTTAATTCCACCTTCCCAACCCAGCTGAACTCTTTAGCTATCCGTGACGTCTCAGACGCGAATTTAAGAAGGTGAGTTCCTAATATACCTTCTTGATATTTTATACCTCAAACCACCGAAGCTTTTACGACATGGCTTCTTTTTACCGTTTGCTTTGGGTACCTAATTAGGCAGCCATTGCTAGTTCAACTTGTTCGCCAGTTAATGCGTGATCTTCATTATATCCTTATCATTGTGTCAAATCCAGTCACCCCCATGATGTTATTCTTTTAGTGGAGGTGGAGGGTATCGAACCCTCGTCCAACAATGTAGCTAATATAACTACTAACGATCAATAATAAATATCATATTAAACGATATTATTCTAAAATTACAGCGTCTTTAATAGTTTGGCAAAGTAAATATTTATTTCCTTTTTGCAACACGTGATCGCAGTGGTGGGATTCTTTCCACATCTTAAGTATCTGCATTGACACTTGATCAGATGTTAAACCATATTTAGACTTAGTAATACCATATGTTAAAGGATCTATAGCATTAAAATTAATCTTTCTAATGACTACATACGCTTTTCCTTTATTATAAAATATTTTTTTCATATAACATTTAGCCTGCGGGCCGGCTTATTTATTGTTTATATAACCTATTTAATTGTAATTGTTTTAGGCTTACTATCTGGAGAAACAGGTACTTCTAATCTTAGAAGCCCATTTTCCATAGTTGCCTTGATTTTTGTTAAATCAAACTTAGGACTAATTTTCCATCCTAAATCAAAAGACCTTTTTGCAATACCCTTATGGATATATTCTCCTGCATTTTGGTCTGAATCATTAGATTCGATGGATGGTTTAGTATATGAAACCTTTAACATAGTTCCATCCTCTGTAGAAAGATTGATGTCTTCCTTATTTAATCCAACTGCTGCTATTTCAAATATTAATGCTTCTTCCGTAT